TGCATTTCTATTCATGTCTTACACGCCAACCACCCCACGCATTCCAAGAACGTGGTGTGGTTGGCGTAATCCTGCCAGATCAGAACATGGCAGCGAGGGACTCAACGATTGGGCCAATCGTTGTGTAAAGGCGCTCGGCGCCGGCGGCGACTTTGCTGCCGGTCTCGATGGCGGAGTCCAGGCCGCCGAGCATCTTGTCGATGAAATCGCCGGCGTCACCATCGCCGGCGACGGCAGCAGGTGCCTCGCGGGCGACGGTGACGGCCATGGCATGCTCGGCATCTTGCTTAGCCGGGGCCTTTGTCACCATCTCGCCATGTTGTTGGGCGCCGAAAAGAGCAGCGCGAGTGTCAGGGATGTACTCAACGCCGAGAACGGTCTCGATTGTGAACACCTCGGTGTGGGCTGGCAAGCCGCGGCCGATGATGATGATGCCGTTATCACCATCCATCATGTCGGTCGTGTACAAGTCGTTCATCCGGTTCTGAAGCGCGATGGCGGTGCCGCCGGCTGTCGTGTTGAACATGATGTTCTCGTTGTAACCTGAACCACCCAAAGCGTTGGAGACATTGTTGTTGCGGCCGTACATCTGGTCAATCAGCGCTTGCATGCGGGCGGGGTCACCGGTGACTGGCGGAGGGAGGACCACGTCGATGTTCGAGTTGGAGACCTGAGAGGCTGCGGACTCGGCAATACCGTCGGTACCCGTGATCGGCCACGGACGCACAGAGCGCCAGCGTCGCTGCACTGACCGCGACTCCGGAGCCCACACAACAGTACAACCAGTGGGCGCCTGCAAGACCTCACCACTGGGCAAGTTCTGAACAGTGGCGAACGTGGGCCCACCGTTGTGAAGGGTGAGGCTCTCGTCAGTCGTGTGATCAGTCAGGTCAAGGTACTTGTTCGCAGTGGTCGGGGCTTTGTAGGTGCCGGGCCAACGTGCGGCAGCCATTGCGCCGGACGCATTGATCGGGGCACCGACGTACTTGAGCTTGACTCCGAGCCCAACGGGACGCCACGCCGACGCCAAATTATAGAGCGAAGCGGCATTGGCAAAGTCGACGGGTGAGACGTCGACAGTGCTGTTATTGACGTTGAGAGCAGAGACACTCCAGGCGTTTTCACACCAATGTGGTATCTGAATGCCGGCTGATGACCGGCCGGCATAGGCGTTGAGAGCATTGAACTCGCATGGGGCCTTGTAATTGGAATCAGCAGGTTGAATTGCTGAATTGGTGTTGGAGACTGCGATGGCTGACCAAGGGCAGGCTCGAACGAACACGCAAAACCCACCGTTGGCGTCGGTGACCACGGCGCGCTCATCCCGGAGCCGCAGCGTCTGAGTCTCACAAAAGTCGCCATCGGGAACCCGAGGAACACCGATATTCATGTCGAAAGGATCCAACATGAAGTGCAGCAACGGTGACTTGTTCACTGCTGCTGACAGGCGGCCGTGGAGTGAGAGCGCGCCAGTTTGCCTTGACTGAACGCGTTGCTCCGAGCGGCTCGGCGGAACGCCGATGCGTTTGGAAACAGATGTCGAGGCACGTCGCCCACGTTGGCTTGCGACGTACTGTCGGTATCTGGCAACACGGTCGGCGTGGCTGAGGCGCTCACCGTCGTACTTTTGCTTGTGTTGTTTGAGGAAATCGGCTTCTGATTGAATTGCATTTGACATTGCATTGAAAGAAATTAGGTGCGGAGGTGCGACCTCCTGTTGTGCACACACCAACGCCAACAGTGCAATGATCATGAAAACCAGGCAGGAAGCACACCGACCGACGCCAAAGCGCTGGGGGCCGGGGTTGGGTTCGATTCCAACAAGCCTTGGTGCAGGGACTGAGCGCGGAACGAGTGGTGGCCAATCGTACCACTGCTTGTACACCTGAGAAAACGTAGCCCCGCTCGACAAGTGCAGGTCGGGCGAGACATACATGCGCCGCAAGCGTCGGGCCCCGTAGAGCCCAACAGCATAGTAGGTACTGGCCGTGGAAAACAACTCGCCGGCGGTGCGAGTGTCGACTTGAGGGCCAGGGTTCGGCTCCACGCCAACCAGGCGGGGAGCCGGGGGAGTGGCCGGGCAACAGTGGCGGAACACGTATTCCCGGTCACATGCCAAACGCAAAGCTTCGCGGCCAGTTGCCATGAGAACGGGCGCGTGGCCGTGTACAAGAACGAAGAGACAGTGCGTTTGCGGCCATTGCCCAGGGGGTAGTGAGGCAATAGCACGGCAAGTGAGCGCCACGGTTGGAATCCGCCGCCGATCTCGTTCACGAGCAATTGTCTGCTGGGTGGTGAACAAAGGGAGAGGCTGCGGCCGCGGGCCCAGACTGCGCAGGTGGTCAACTGCCAACACGGTGTCCCATGTGGCAAAGTCCATCGTGTACAACACTAGGACAGGGCCGGGGTTTGGTTCAACACCGACCAGAGGTGGGGCTGGCACGTCGATCTCGAGGGCTTCAGGGGCCAACAATGCGACAAGGCCGATGTAATCGGTCTGCATACTTCGGTCAACTGGTCGGCCGAGCGCAATGTTGGTGGCGATGAGGTAAGCGAACATGAACATGGTGGCATAAGCCATGCGATAGGTTCGCTCAGCTGTGTTCGGGGCCGTGTGGAGAATGGTGCCAGCCACCTCCTGGGCACGGTCCCAAAGCTGTCGACGGTAGGCACGGTCCTGAGCTGGGCCAGGCTCGAACCGGTGGGGAACTGGGACAGTCATGTCCTGAAAGAACCGGTGGCAGCGACGGTCCTGCCGCGGGCCAGGATTCGGCTCGATGCCGACAAGAGGCGCCGCTGGGATGTCAACCAGAGGGGGCATCTCTTCGTCGAGGGCGTCAAACGCTGTTGAGCCGGTTGCGCCAGCGATGACTTGGCGCAAGGCATCCACGAGAACAGGGTCAAATTGCTCCCACAGATATCGCTCAGATCCGAAATGGTCCATTAACTCATCGATCAGAGCAGGATCGTCCTGGAGTTCGCCGTCGTCCGGCCAAACTGCAGCGCGCGTGATTTCGACAATTTCGAGAATGTGGGCCTTAGCACTGGCGTGGTGCCAGTCGCAATATTGGCCGTGGAATTTCCAGGCAATGCCGAAAGGTGTTGACACTGGCTTCATGAAACGCACAGAACAGTGCTCACAAAAGTGCCAACCGCACACGGTGCAAACGCACATGGGGAGCTCAGGATGTGTGTTGTTCTCAGGACAATGGTACGGGCTGAAGGTATGCACACCGTGCTCTGCGCAACGTGTGCAACGAGGCCCGTCACCTTTCTTGGCGCCAGCTCCAATGGCGCCAACAGTTTTCTTGCCGTCGCGAGGGCGACGCTTCATCTTTTCTTTCCAGAGGGCGCGGTCGCGCATCACAGTCCAAGCCTTCAACCGTTCCTTGAACTCAGGTTCAGTCTCAGCGGGGGTCTGCGTTGGGGCGATCCATTCGGCAGGGGACACACTTCTGCCGTTGCGTGTTGACGCTGGGGCGGCTTTGTCTTCGACAGGCGGGATGCTCGCGTTGGCGACGGCAACAGACTCGACGCCGGCGTCGGCGATAGGCACCTTGGCCTTATCGTCGACGTCGTCGTCGTCATCGTCGCCCGTCTTTCGCTTCGCTGGCACCACGTCGTCATCGACAACGGTGTCCTGCTTGCCTTGGCTCACAGGCGCGTCTGGGGCGCACCGGGGAAAGGCGAGGATAAGTGGCTTCCGAAGATGTTGGGCTTGGACGGGAATGGCCCGGATGGCTTTGACGTGGGCCAAAAACATGGCATGGTCAAAGTCAGGCAACAGGGCATTCGTGATATCCAGCATCCAATCACGATACTCGTTGGGCCAATTAGTCTTGGCTTCAAACTTCGAGAAGTAGGGGGAGAATTGGTCGTTGACGTCAACGACGCCAAACGACTCAGTGATCACTCGGCATAATTCACCAAGTATGGGGGTATTGGCATCCATACGCAAATAGCCGCTAGCACGTTCTGCCAAACGGAGCGGATAGTTCGTGGTGCCAATTGGGGCAAGGAAGAACTTGCCAAGGGCGCGGCGCACATCAGCCATCGAGTTCGGATCTCCGGAGAACACGTCTGGCCCAAACTGACGATTGAGAAAATTGACACCGATGGCGCCACGTGGAACAACATCGATATCAAAATCTTGGCCCATGGTGCGAGCGGCGCGCTTGAGGGCAGTGGCGTCGAGGCCGCCATCCAGGCTGTCGTCGCCACCGTACAAACCAAGCTTCTTGTAAGCTTCTTCATAGGTGTACTTGCGCCCAGCTGGCGAGGTGGTGTGAACCCAGGCCAGGAAGGCAATGAACGCGTTGCAGATCGAGTTGAACAAAGCTGTCTCAGCAGAGCCAGAGCCGCGGGAATAACGGGAGTTGTACCGACGGCCTTCGGCAGTGGTGCTGCGATTGTGGATTTGTTTGTCCAACAGTTCGATGAGCTCGGCATGGTGCTGCTTCGAAAAGAACCGTAGAGCCACCATGCGCTCGAGGATGCGCATGATGCGTCTCACGTGGCCGTCCCAGCGACTCGCGTCCGCCAAGACGGCGTGTGGCACGCCAAGCAGTATCTCTGCCACCCTGAGAGCGGTTTCTCGCGGCGTCTTGTTGAACGCATACCAGGGCACAAATGCCATGTGCCCCTGGAGCGCGTAGATGTACGCCGAATACTCAAGCTTGAGTCGAGGGTGTTGGGTAGAGATGTTGCGCGGTTCAGTGTTCTTTTGATAAGATTCCACCTTTTGAAAGGCGGCCATCTTTGCTGCCCGTGGCAAGTCTGTGACCTCGGCTTGCTTGAGCAAATGAGCCTGTGAAGGGCGGTCTTGGCGCTCGTACACTTCGTCGTGTGCGACGGGGTGGCCGATGTGCGCCTGGGGTATGAGCAACTGACAGAAAGCGTCCATGGCGCGGGCTGTGAACGGGTCGATCAGCGGTTCGACGTCGGCATCATCGCCGTCCTCATTGGAAGCCTGAAACTTCTCAACGCGGTTGACAATGGTGACGTCATCGCTGGCCGGGCTGCGCACGTGGACGTATGCTGGGTCGATGACGCTGGCCCCCATAGCTTTCATGGTGGCAGGGGCGTCGAAATCGAGGGCATTGTAACGTATAACATGGATGCTTTCGGCCAAAGACGTGACAACGGGTGTCACGGCTGGGATTCCATAGCGGATCGTCGCGCACAAGATTTCAGCTTCACCGGGGGCCATTTCGTAGTCAATCAAACCGTTACGCATGACGCTGCTGACTGCCGTGGCAGCCATGGCTGGTGTGAAAGTGACACGAGTGGTTCGGGCTTTTGCGTAAGCTGCATCGAATGCATGCCGCGGCAGGGTGACGCTTGTGAAACTGTGGTTGAGGGCGACGCTCCGGTAAAGGCCGTCTTCTTGCATCACATCGACAGTGACGTGGTTTTGCTTGAACGGTTCAAGGTAGCGCAGGGGCTCGCAATTGAAAAGTTTGCGGAGCGGGAACAAGCTGCACATCTTGAACTTGGCAATCGGCGACAACATGATGAGAACATGATGCGCGTCGACACGCTTGCGGTCAATGTGATAGGACACATAGTTGGTAAACAAGATGCCGCCGTCATCGACGGTGATCGTGTCAACTGACCAGTTGTGAACACGATGTTGGTACTTGGCCCCACCGGACACAAGATACTCGACTTCTTGCTTGTCATTGAACTTGAATGAGTATTCACCGTCATTCTTTGCGGCGGCAGTGGGCTGGAACGTGTAGACGAAGTACGTGCCGGGCCAGTTGGCCAGGAGCATGTTCATGTCAAGATACTGGTCAACGTCAATGAGAACACCGGCCTCGACAACTGGGTTGAAGTCGAATTCCCGGCGGTTGACGTTGAGATCCTTGTCCCAGTGGTAACTGCGGCAACCGGCATGGCCCTTGCGTTCATCGTCTTTCGACATCTGAATGAAATAGGGCCGGAGGCCAAGGTTGGCAGCCATGAGATTGGCGGTGATTGAACCACAAGCGCGGTCCGCGGCGCTGTCTGGGTGAGTGTGGTTCTCTGGGCGGTGTGGTGTGCGCACCAACTCCATCGAGTTGAACACGGAACGTTGGGCTGAGGCATCGATGGCCCCGCGCTCCATGCTCTCGCCAATCAAACGCGTGATGAAGCCGGCACCGATGGGATCACGATGCGAGCGCCACCAACGGTGACCGAGCTTGACGAGAATGAACCCGATAACGACGGCTGCGAGTACGTAGCGCGCTTTTGCGACCTTAGTGGCCACCGGAAGAACGGCATCAGCCACGGACACCAAAATTGGGAGGTCCAAGGCCTTTGCGACATCGGCGACCAAAATGGTCAGATCGGCGGCGCGAGTGCACGCAGCCAAGATGGCGGTGATAGTGGCTAGACCGAGCTCGAACTTGTCGAACACGGTCGCCTCTTGCTCGTCATCTGCGATAATTTCCGCGGGCGTTTGATCCACCGCTTCGGAGGTGACCGGGGCCGCCTTGGGAAACAACCCACTCTTGATCAGCATCAGGATGCGGACAATGGTGTCCACTTCGGTGATGTTGCGAGGAGCGAGTTGCTTCAGGTGGCCCTGGGGGTCGGAAAGAACTTGTTTGGCACCAAGGTTGGCACGGGCCGCGGCCGATTTAACGGCTTTGGCGGCGTGCGTAACGAAGAATGTCAATTTCGACTTGCCTTCTTG